TACCTACCTGTATAGTGTATAATATAATCAGTATCTGCTAAATATAAAAAACCATATAGGAGACCAAAAAAATGGCATTAACATCAGCAGGAGTTGAAGTTACAGTAACAGACGAATCGTTTTACGTCCCAGCCGATCAAGGCATGGTACCGTCTATAATTGTAGCAACTTCCAAAAACAAAACTTCAGGTACAGGAACAGGCACTGCGGCTGGTACACTGAAAGCAAACGCAGGAACAGTTTTCACAATTACAAGTCAAAGAGAATTAACAGAAACTTTTGGCGATCCAAAGTTCTACACAGATACAAGCGGTTCGGCTCGTGACGCATACGAGTTGAATGAATATGGTCTTCTTGCCGCTTATTCACTATTGGGTGTAGCAAACAAGGCATTCGTTACAAGAGCAGATGTTAATCTAGACGAACTCACAGGATCTGCTTCACCAATTACAGGTGCTCCAACAAACGGCACTTATTGGTTAGACACAGCAGAATCTGTTTGGGGGATCAAAGAGTGGAATTCATCAACACAGACTTTCACAGTAAAGACTCCAAAAATTATCTCGGACACTAAAAATTTAGTTGGAGAAGTATCCACAGGTGCTCCAAAAACATCATTTGGTTCACAAGGTGATTACGCAATCAATACCACAGCAACTAATAATAAATTATTTTACAAAAACACAGGCAATGCATGGGTACAAGTTGGCTCAAGTGACAGCACTACACAATATGGTTCATGGAAAACTTCATGGCCTACTATAGAAGGTACTGCTACAGGCGGAACAGTTACTGAAGGACATGTTATCAACGTAAACGGTTTTGATATACCGATGACAGGCACATCAATTGATGATGCTGTTAGCGATATCAACGCAGGTGGTGATGCCTCTTCCGCAGTTCCAGGTGTTACAGCGGCAAAGGTTAACAACAAAATTGTAATATATGGAACAGATCTTACAGAAGGTGGTGATTCGACTGCAAGTGGACAGATAACCATTGCAAACACCACAGGTACTGCTTTAGCAGGCTTGGGTATTACAGCAGGTACTTTCGATGTGCCAAGATTACATCTAGGTTCACATGTGACTGACCCAGGATTTAAGACAGCAGATGATCACAGTGCTCCAACAGGAAGTATTTGGATCCAAACAACAGCAGTCAACAGTGGTGCTGACGTGAAAGTTAAAAAATATAATTCAACTACAGCGGCATTCACTACAATTAGTGCTCCGATGCATACAACTCATGCTCAAGCACTTTACAATTTAGATAAATCAGGTGCGGGTGCTAATTTAACAACTGAAAACATTTATGTTCAAGTTAATCCGACAGAAAGAGACACTATTCTTTTTGCAGGTGACAGCACAACAGCAACTGACTCTACTTTGTTTGATGCAAACGCGGCACTTGGTGCTTACACAGTGTTCAAAAGACAAGGTACTGGTGCAACTACAATCACTGGATTGAGTGCATTGGGATCGAATCCGTTTACATCGGCTAACACTTTCACAATTAGAGAAACACTTAGACCAGGCGATCATCAAAATTCAACAAAGTATGGTACATTTGGTGCAACTACAACTGTTACACTAGGCGGCACATCAGCAGATGATTTTGTTGCGGCAGTGGCGGCGGCAGGAATGCAGTACGTTAGTGCAAGTTATGACAACGCATCAGACACAATCACAATGACACACAGTGATGGTGGTGACTTTAGAATGAACGACACAGCAGGCACACCTGTTGCGGACGCAGGATTTGGAAGTTCAAGTGGTTCCACATACGGTTCAGCAATAGACACTACTGGTACAAAGGTTGCAAATCTTTACACAATACCAGGAGGCGCTTTTGGTTCAGATGAAGTTATGGCATCAAACTGGGGTACATTGGTTTACGAAGCATCAGTGTCGGCTCCAACAGCAGACCCAAGTGACTTAACTTACTGGTACTCTTCAAGTGCAAGTCAAGTTGATATAATGGTACACAATGGTACTACTTGGAAAGGTTACAAAAATGTAACTTCAGATGCTAGAGGATTTAACTTATCAAACACTTCACCAGACGGTGTAATTGTTTCAGCAACTGAGCCAGGGGCAACAGATGGTCAGTCGGACGGAACAGCACTTGTGAATGGTGATATTTGGCTAGACTCAAGTGATTTAGAAAACTATCCAAAACTTTACAGATACGATGATTCAAAAGTTGACGGAGCGAAATTCGTTGCTATTGATAACACTGACCAAGTGTCAGAAGATGGAGTATTATTTGCAGATGCAAGATTCCATTTAGATTCAGATAGCAATGTTATTACAAAAGCACCAGCAACAATCAAATCATTGTTGACAAGTGACAACCTAGACATAGACAAACCAGATCCAGCACTTTATCCAAAAGGTATGCTGTTGTTTAACACAAGAAGATCAGGTTACAATGTTAAGCAATTTAGAAGCAAGTACTTTAGCAGAGCAAACTTTGGTAGCACAGATGATTATCCATCACTTCCAGAAGAACAAGATGCTTGGGTAACAGCAAGTGGAAACAAACCGGACGGTTCTCCGTACATGGGTCGTAAGGCACAGAGAGCAATCGTTGTTAAAGGTTTGCAATCTGCTGTAAGTTCAAACACACAATTACGTGAAGAACAAAGAGAGTTCAACGTACTAGCGGCTCCAGGTTATATTGAGTTGATAGACGAACTAGTAACTCTTTCAGGAGACAGAGGCGATACAGCATTTATCGTTGGTGATACTCCTGCTAGATTAGAAAATAGTTCAACAGCGATCAGCAACTTTGCAACAAATGCCGCAGGATCGGCGACTAACGATGAAGATGGATTGGTAACAAGTGATTCATTCACAGCAGTTTACTACCCATGGGGTACTACAACAGACTTAGCAGGAAACAATGTATTTGTTCCACCGAGTCATATGATACTGAGATCATTAGCAGTCAACGATGACGTGGCTTTTCCTTGGTTTGCACCAGCAGGCATAAGACGTGGGGTAGTAGACAATGCTACATCAGTTGGTTTTATCAAAGCATCAACAGGTGAAAAACAAGTGATTGCAGTAAGTTCAGGTATTAGAGACACTTTACAGTCAAATAGAATTAATCCAATTTCGTTCTTAACAGGAGCAGGATTAACAATATACGGACAAAAAACTAGACACAGTGGCACAAGTGCATTAGACAGAGTCAATGTTGCTAGATTAACAGTGTTCCTAAGAACACAATTAGACAAATTAGCACAACCGTTTATCTTTGAACCAAATGATGAACTAACAAGAAATGAAATCAAACAAGCAGTTGAGTCATTCTTGCTAGAAGTCCAAGGACAAAGAGGACTATTTGATTTTGCTGTGGTATGTGATACAACAAACAACACACCAAGCAGAATTGATAGAAACGAGTTATATGTTGATATTGCTATTGAGCCGGTCAAAGCAGTTGAATTTATATTCATTCCAATTAGACTTAAGAACACAGGCGAAATAGACAAACTAGGACTATAAAGGCTAGGAAAGGTATAAACAAAAAAATAGTGTAATAACACTATAAATATAAAAAAGGAGAAGATATGTCAGTAGCAACTTTAAGTAAATTTACAGTACCTTTGGCAAGTGATCAATCAGCGTCAAACCAGGGGCTATTGATGCCAAAACTCCAATACAGATTTAGACTGATATTGGAAAACTTTGGAGTATCTACTCCGAGAACAGAAATCACAAAACAAGTGATAGATGTAACAAGACCAAGCCTAACATTCGATGAAACAATTTTAGATGTTTACAACTCAAGAGTATATCTTGCAGGTAAACACACTTGGGAACCAATTACAATTAACCTAAGAGACGATGTGAACAACTCCGTTTCTAAGTTATGTGGTGAACAAATCCAGAAACAATTTGATTTCTTCGAACAAAGTTCAGCATCAAGTGGTACAGATTACAAATTCACAGGCAGAATTGAAATGCTTGATGGTGGTAACGGTGCCAACGCAGTTACAGTACTAGAAACATGGGAACTGTATGGTGCTTATGTACAGAATATCAATTACAACACAGTGGCTTATGCTACATCAGATCCTGCTACAATCACATTGTCAATCAGATATGACAATGCGATACAGGCACCAAAAGGAACTGGTATAGGCACAGCAGTTGCAAGAACATTAGGTACACTAGTAACTGGGGGCGGTTCTACTCAAGCAGTTTAATTGAGGAGGCTGGATGGCCCACTTCGTTAATAACTTCCTACAAGCACTTAATCCTAACCAAACACTCAAGGATTTCGCACATGCATCACGACTGTATATTGATGGTCGTCACAGATTGGAGCCAAAAAGACCTTGGCTGTATTATGTTGTTGTTAATAAGATGGCAGGTGCGGCTGGATTTGGATCTGGCTCAAACCAATTGGAACTTGGGCAACTTGTAAAAGAAGCACAATTACCCAGTTACAACTTCAACGTTGAAACACAGAACCAATACAATAGAAAAACACAGAAGCAAACACAGATCACATACGATCCTGTGCAAATACAATTCCATGATGACAACTCAGATGTTGTCGTAGGATTTTTTAACGATTATTACAAGTATTATTACAGAGATTCTAAGTATACTGGTGTGCAGTTCGATCCAATGGCGAGATACAAAGAAGAGTTTACTGCCCGTTGGGGATTTGACAATGATCAAAACATGCCGTTCTTACGTGACATACAACTGTTCACAATCAACAAACGTAGATTCACAAACTACACACTCATATTACCAACAATCACGCAATTTGCACATGACACAGTGGGACAAAAACAAGATGGCACATTAGGACATACCATGAGTGTGGCCTATGAAGCAGTGTTAATAAGTCAAGGTACAGTGGGTGGAGCAGGTCCAACAGGGTTTGCCACACTGCATTATGACAATTCACCGTCACCATTGACTATAGCAGGAGGTGGAACATCATCTATATTTGGTACAGGTGGATTAGTAGAAGGTGGCCTATCAGCAATAGGCAATCTTGCATCAGGTAATCCAGCAGGCATACTCGAAGCAATCAACGTTTATAGAAATTATAGGACAGGCGGATACAGTGCAGGTTCAGGAGAAGAAATACAAGGCATTATCAAACGTGGAGTCCAAGGCGTAAGGACCACTAATATAGGTGGGGCAAGTTCTCCGGGTGTGGTATTTCCTCGCAAACAACGTGAAACAAAAGTGGATGCCGTGTTCAAAGAAGACATCAAATCAAGTTATCGTAATGATAACCAATTGCCAAACGCCAATTCACCATCACTGACTGCTATAGATACAATAGAGGCCAATGCTTATGCTGTCACAGATGACGATACAAGATTATTAACACCCGAAGAGACGCACAATTACTTTAAAAATAACTTTGTTGCGTTAGATGGACTTGCAAGAGACTATGTTTACCGTAGTGAGCACCAAGATTCGGATAATGTAAACACCATAAAAGTAAATTATGAAGAATTAGCAGATTCTATCAAAGCAGAATATCGTGCAAAAGCATTAGGCAAAGCAAAAGATCTTGCTCAAACTGGTCAAGTTGCATTATTGTTGCCTACCAATCAAATAGCAGAGATAAACTCTGTAGCAAACAATGAACTTAGTAGTTACGATATAAGCATAGACGGTGACACAGTAACCGAAAGTTACACCGATGATGATGGTGTAGTGACTACATATAATAACCCAAGAGTGTAAGATGACATATAAAAACTTAAACAAAAACTACAATCCAACAGCAAATCAAGGTGTAAGCACTAATTTACCAATCGAACCTATACAAAATGTTGACCTATCTAAAAAAACACTGAGAATTTTCGGCGATTACTTCGACAATCAAGTACAAATAAACAGTGAAGAATATGATGCTGTAATGGGATTTTTCAAATCCAAAGATTATGCCGATGAATCTGCAGAAACACTGTCGTATGTAATTTGTAGACAGGCAAGAATAGACAATGTCAGTGCAATGATAGTACTAGACCAGTTGGCAAATACAGATCCCCAAGAATTATCAGATATTGTGGCAGAAATATTAAATTTATACAGGTTTAAAAGTAGTCTGATTGGTAAAAAACAAGATAATCCTACTCAAGCCGTAGTTTCACGCAACATATTAGGATAAACCATGAGACCAAAATGGGCCTCGGGAGTTTATAACGTAAAAAATCCGGAAAAATACATGGGTCTTAAACAGCCGAGATATAGATCATCATGGGAACAAATTTTTATGAAGTTTTGTGACGAAAATCCTTCGGTAGCAAAATGGGCCAGCGAAAGCATAAAAATCCCTTACCAAAATCCACTCACAGGAAAGCATACGGTTTATGTGCCAGACTTCTTCATCCAGTATACCAATAAAAACGGACAATCGCTTGCCGAACTGATAGAGATAAAACCAAAGAAACAGACCAGGGTACTTGCCGCTGAAAAAA